CTGTACATGATTGAATAATATCTTTGATTGCATCGATGATCTCTGGTTGTTCACCAGTCTCAGTTGCGACTAATAATAACTTTTCTTCTTTAACAAGGAAAGGTCTATAGTTCACAGTCCTACCGTCAGACGGTAGTTTCAATTTGTACTTAGGTACATTTAGCTTAGGTAATGCCATAAGGTGTAGTTCACTTCATGTTTTTATTTAGTCAGGTTAGCGAGGACCTGTATATGAACCATCAAATGAAATGGGTTGACCAGTGTCACTTCTGTATGTAACACCAGATACTGTATATGTTTCTCCGCTGTATTTTGGTGTCGTATTAACTGTAGTATTGCCACTGGTTTCATCAGCTTTGAAAGTATCACCAATCGAACCAGGAACAGTGATTTGATTTCTCAATCCAGGATCAGAGAATGCATCTGCAGAGTAGAATCTATATCTCTCGTAATAGAATCCCATGGACAATGACATAATTTGATTCTGTTCATTGTTCAACTGAATAGATCCAATGTTATATGGGAATACATTTCTCATCTCCCAACAACCAGTAAGAACGTTTTGTGCTTGTTGTGTCTCCCACTTATAAACTCTTACCCTAGGAGAACAATACTCTTGATAGAAATCTACCATCTGATTGGAATCTCTAGAAATTCTATTGACCCATGTTTCAAATATAGATCTTGTGTATTGAGATGCAGGAACTAGAAACTCAATCTGCATCTGACTAAATGCTTGGTTGGTTGCGTATCTTACTGACGCACCTGGAGGTTGAAACTGTCCAGTAGTAATCTGTCTGCTAGGTAAACTTACACTTTTTGCATAGTAATCTAGTAAGTTTGCAGGAGTTTTTGTTTCGAGTTGTAAATTATCTGCCTGAGATTTACCACCGACACTCTTTGATAGAAGGATTGGGGGTGATGCGAAGTTGACTGAATACTTATTAAGAGTAGACGGACGCATCGTCTCGTCTTTAAGCATCGTCTCCATGAACGCACCAACACCACCACCAACACTGGCGACGGGTCTTGCAGTTTCTTTATTGGGGATTGCCATTAGACTTTAAGTTCTTTTTCGGTGATTAACATAAACTCCCAAGAGTTATCTTTACAAAATTCAGTTGCTGCTTTCCATTTTGCTCTGTTAACAGCATAGGTAACAACTTCATTTATATATCGTTTGGTATGTCGTTTTTGTGTTTTGGGTTCAAGTGTCTGTTTGAATGGTTTAACTTCAACTAGATACTTCTTACCCTTAACCTTTACATAAAAATCAGGAAAGTACCTGTGCTTTCTGCCATCAACAGGAGAAACATAGGGGATAATAATCTCTTCACTACCCCATTCAGTTACAGATGATGTGACGTCACACCATTTCATGAATTTGTACTCCCACGATGACCTATAAATAACATTGTTAGGGTCACCCTTGTACTTTCGAGGGAAACTAGGACGATATTTTCCTTGATACCTCATAAATATAATATATGTACTCTTTTATTTAGGTCGAATGGCGAACAAAAGCACATTAAGATATCCAATTTCCGCTGTCGTTGATAGAGCAAACGATGAACCATTCCCTACTGAAGCAGTAGATTATATTCACATTCAAAGATCAAGAATTAATTATAAGGATACTGGTGGCGGTTATAAAGGCATGAATATGCCAGGGAGTGAATCAAATTTAGAAAGGAATGACACTTCAGTGTATCTTGCGATGCCTAAAAACATCTCAACTGCATACCAAGCATCATATGCTAAAGTTAATATGGGTGTTGCAGGTGCCATGGCAAGCACTATGATCAACCCAGGTGGAACATCTTTTGATGACGCAGCATCATCAATCCAAACTGCTGCAGGTGCTGCTGTACCAGAACTGGCAGCATCAGTGATCGCAGGTTCAGTAGGTAGTTTAAACCAACTTATTGGTGGTGAAGGAAACGTTACTGCAAGTGATCTTCTTGCTGTTGGTCAAGGTAGAGTATTCAACCCCTTTGCTGAACAAATTTTTAAAGAAATGCAGTTTAGAACTCATTCGTTCTCCTTTAAATTATTCTCTCGTTCAATGAATGAAGCAAAAGAAATATACAATATTATTACTTACCTTAAAACAGGTGCTGCACCTAGACTTAAAGGTATAGACGAAAAGCAATTATTTGGTCTCTTTGATCAGGAAGATGGTAGTAACATAATTAACTCAACTGCAACCACTGGTTCTCTTGCTGCTAATAGATTCTTTGAGATTCCTGATAAGTATGAACTTAGATTTGTCAGATACGATCCAGAAGCAGATACTATCTCAGAAGCAGGTGGATTACATTTTAGAATAAAACCATCAGTTTGCACTAGTATTACAGTCAATTATACTCCTGATGGGCAGTATTCTTCTTTCCAAACCGTTGATCAAGGTGCAGTATCAGTTCCTGCTATTCAACTTGATATGCAGTTTACCGAAACTGCAGTTATCAATCAAGGTTCTATCGCACAAGGTTTCTAATGTCTTATTTTTCTTATTTTCCAAATGTATATGTAGGAGAAGGCATCTCCGATAGTGAGAACTATAAGTATCGTTTGGTCAAAAATATCTTTAGAAGAGTAAAGGTAAGAGAGGATCTTGACCAGTATGTTACTCAGTTTGAGGCATATGAACTCAGAGTTAATGACACACCTGAGAGTCTTGCAAGAAATTTTCTAGGTGATGGACATTTGGATTGGGTCATCCTAATGGTAAATAATATCACAGACTTCTACGACCACTGGCCAAAGACTGATTATGATTTGCAGAAATACATCGGTTCAGTGTATTCAGATGCTAATGGTATCCACCACTACGAAACGAATGAAGTATTAGATGGTGATGTTGTAGTAACAAAGAAAGGTATTGAAGTATTAGAAAATTATAGAACTACCATGTTAGATGGAACTGCACTTACTGCAGAACAATCTAGATACCCTGTGACTAACTATGAGCATGAAGTTTTTCTTAATGAGTTAAAGAGACAAATTATAATCCCAACAATAGGTCTTGCAGACATGATGGTTGAAGAGATTACAGAACAAGTATCATACGATCCTCATCCAGAACTAGATGATGTAAACAATAAGAAAACCCCACTGTCTATTGCAGCGAGGTTCATTGATATTGCAGGTTTTGTTACTGCTAGTGTGTCTAGACAGTCGGCAGCAACGAGTGCAACTACATTTGATTACGGTCCTTCTTCTACTGCGAGCACAACAGGCAGTGTTGGAGTTGCTACATCTACCACCGCTACAACTACAACGACTACAGATACTACAACGACTGCTACAACTACAACGACTCAAGATACTAGTTCAAGTTCTTCGAGCAGCAGTTCTAGTTCCTCTGGTTCGTCAGGATATGGTGGCGGTTACTAATCATCCGTATAGATGTTGATTGTGATCTTTACGAGGTGGACTATACTTCGGTTTTCGTTTTACTCTGACAACCTTATAGATTGCTAGAAGTTTTTCAGTGCTAATCATTCTCCTAACCTATGGATAACTGGTTTTTCATGAAGTAAAACCTTATAAAGTTTTGGTTTCTCTGCTGATGAGACAGGTATAAACTCTGTATCTGGTTTGAATAAATCATCACGTTGTGCTTGATTAATTACTATAGATCCACCCTCTCCAGACACAGATCTATGGTATGTGTTAGTAGGAATGATCAGTGCACCAGAGTGAACGTCTAGATGTACAATGTGATACGGATATTTCCAATCAAAGTTTACCAATTCAAACATTCTCTGTCCAGATAGAACACGATTGTAATCTACCTGATGATAATGTATATAAAACTGTTTTGCACCTACCATGTCATCGGGAGGTGATACTGCAGCACCTGTGTGTACTACAAGATCACTAGCATTTGATTCCTCTACAGATATATCGTAGAAGATAACATCTTCTGTCTCACGAAACACTCTGTGCTTTTTATACTGTACGTCACTCATGAAAAAACTAAAGGGGTCAAATTTTTGGCGGGATTTTTTTGGGCGATATTTTGAAACTAAAAGTCATTTTCGGATTACGACTACATCACCTTCGTCATCGTCATTCTCTTCATCGTCTTCTTCGTATCCTCTGAAGACTAGCAACTCCTCTCCACTCTGTACGTCTGACATCTCAGGGTGTACATTTGTTTTCTGTACTGGTTTGTTAAACTCTTCTAGTGTAGTAGTCATCATCTTAAACATAAAAGCAAACGATGCACCTGCTACCAAAGCAAAGCAAATAAAATAGATACCCACTTGAAGATCACTCATCGACGTAAAAGTTTTTGTATTGGAACTTGTTTAATTAAGTCTAGTTTATCTATGATACCATTCTCGATCTTGTCAACAACGTTAACATCGATGCCCATGAATGGTGGGATAATTCCTAAGATGCGAAGGAGTCCATCCAGAAACAATGCTAAGGTTGTGAACCCTAGAATCATAGAGATGACTGTAGCATCTCTATTGTGTTTCCGCATGGACTCTTCATCTATTCTCCGTGCCTCATCTACCGCTTCCTTAATGAGTTTGTCAACTTCATTTTTAGTATAGCAGTGCTCTGGTTTAATCTCAGAGAATCGATGTGACATTTTTTAACCTCCGTCTATTTGGCAACCAGTCATTGCCCCTCCGACAACACCAAGGGGAATGGACCAGATCATAGCATCGTTTTCGGAGATTGCTGCTGCTCCTAGACCACCTAGTAATCCTCCAATCACTGTACCTTCTGAACAATCGTTCGTATCAGGTACAGGTCTGGGATGTGAGTCGTAGTATCTACGACGTCTCTTACATGGAACCTCTACATCATAAGACTCAGAAAAGATCTGACCCCTAGGACTTGGGTTACCAAGTGACCTTGGAGGACGATATACTTCTTCGTAGATCGTCTTAGTGCAAACCTCATCACGATAGACGTGACTGTGACGACGGTGCTTTGCCTCAGCAGGGACCGACATCGAGGTTGCCACTAAAATAGCAGCAAGGATGGTTTTCATTCTTCTTCAGCGAGTTTAGAGAAGTAAGACAAAGCATCTTCTTCTGTGTCTACAGGAGAGGAAGCGACTGCTTTCTCACGAAAGTCATTCACCTCTGTACCCCAAGATGGAGTTGTGTTGCGTGCTCCAAGTCCTTCAGACTCATCCTCAAGGGACTCATCAACAGGTTTTGGTGCTGCAGTCAACTGTAGGACAAGACTGAGACGCTCTTTAAGTTTTTCATATGACTTAAAGTTCTTAGGTGCTTCAAAGTCAGCAAGAGAATATGCTTGCTTCCAAAGAGACTCAAGTTTAGCATCGTCATCAAGAAGGGCACCAGGTGCTGCGAACTCTGACTTATCATAGTTCCAGTAACCATCGACCTTACGAATCTTCAACTTGAAGTTCGCTCCTTCCCAGAAGTTGAAAGGATCAAGAGGTTGCTCGTCTGCAAATGCAGGTTGCATTGCTTCGACAAGTTTGTCAAAAATCTTCTTACCATACTTATAAAGGAAAACCCGACCTTCATTCTCAGGATGTGCAGGATCACTGACAACGTAGATGTTTGAGTAGTAAGAGAGTTTCCTTTTCTGTGCTCGTGCTTGTGCACGTTGAGGTGAACCTTCGCCACCTGCGTTCCAAAGTTCTGTATTATACTCAGAGACAGGATCTTGCTTACCAAGAGTAGTCAAAGAGTTTTCGATGTACCATTGCCCACCAGGTCCTTTGAATGCATGACTCCACACTTTTGCAAATGGAATCTCTTCACTGTCAGGTGCAGGTAGGAATCGGATAACAGCATAACCGTTACCTGATTTGTCGAGTTCTGGTTTCCAAAGACGGTCATCTACATTGGATGAACTCTGTTGAGGTTGATTGAGTTTCTCAATCTCCTGTGTTAGTTTTGCAAGTGTGTTACCAGTTGCAGATGCTTTCTTTAATGATGCGAAAGACATAGTGTATTCTCCGTATTGTTTGGATTTGGTTTTTGTACTACTGAGTTATCGTAGCATACTATTTAGGGTCTGTCAAGTTCTTGTTGTGCTGCTTGTTCGAGTGTCACAACCATTGCATCCATGCAGTCCATCAGGTCCTTGAACCCGAATGCTTTAGTTAATTGGTGAATCCTTTCTCTCATTTCCTTTGCCTCTTCGTCCTCTTTAGCAGCAAGGGAGAGACGGAAGTAGAAATTCTTCTGCTTCTCAATGAGTTGCTTACACCCATCGATGTGTTCCAGTTTTTCTTCCTTAGTCATCTCTGCAAGTTGTGATGTCACCATAGCAACTTGTTGATAAGTGTGGAAGATATCGTTAAGATTTTCTTGGACTTGTTCAGAATCAAAAAAACTCATAGCTTTGTGTGTATTACGTCTAGTATAACACCCTTGTATTTCTTACAGTCTACCTGTAGAAAGGGTTTGTATTTGGTTACTTTCATTTTAGTATCTTCCCAGATAGGGTCAACTAATATCTTAGAAAGGTTATCGATATAACCCAAACAGTTTTCAAAGATGACTAATGTATCTAATGAAACTTCATTAGCATAGTATCTCTTCAACAGTGGAGGATGATTACCTTTGCTTGCTTTAAAGATGTCTTCAAACGATTGATCATAAGGTGATTCGAGATCATCTAATAAAACGTTCACGTCTTCTTTAAATTTATAAGTCAAAGACTCTCGTGCAATCTTCCATTTGGTATAGTTTTCCACACTAAATGATTTGATATACCCTCTAGGATTTGACAAAAAGTTAGCGATGAAGTAATCAAAGATTTCATGATCCTTGAACTTCACCGCTAGTTTTTTGAAAAAGTATCGATCAAGTCTCTGCTCAAAGGATTGTTCGGAAGCACGAACTTTACCTCGATACTTTTCATAATCGTAGTCTGTCTTTGTGAAATGTTGTTTGAGTGCTAGGTAAGTTTTGTAAACTTCAAACCCTGTCACAGTGGTAACACTCCCTTAGAAGTCTGTTTCATATAGTTGAGACGTTGTGCCTCATGTCTCAAGCGTTCCTTGAGAGGTTTAGATAATAACTTTGGAACCGTCTCCAATTCGATTTCATTTTCTTGACAGTATGTAACTACTGCTTCGATGTATGAAATTAGTCCTCCACTAGTCTTTACAAGTCTCTCAATCTCTTGAGAAAATTTTGTAGGTGTGAGGAACTTGTCCTCAGCAGACTTCTTGGCAGACTTTTTCTTACCATCATTTGATAATACTTTATCAACCATTATGGAAAGCGACGAATTCAGAGATGTAGGTTTTGAGTAACTGTAAATAGTCATCAAGATTGTACTTCTCAAATATTTGAATAGTGCCCTCTTCAGTGGCAATGAGTGTGACAATTTTCTTTACCTCGATTCCAGATCTTTCGAGGAACATTGCTGCGTATGCAGTCTCCTGAACAAAATAGTTCTGGATCCAATCTTCCTTCTTTTCTTTAGTTGAAGTTTTAAAATCGATCACTGCCAACTCGCCATCGAACTCAGCAATGCAGTCAACACGACCTGCTAGTCCGAGATAGTGAGAGTATAGGAAAGTTTCTAAGCAATGTATGTTTGAAATACGATTGAGATCTTTCTTTGCGGATTGAAACATACGAACTGCCAATGGATTGTTCTCCATGTACTGATCGATGTCTAGATTGCCTCGGATATAATCTTCGGTAATACTGTGAAAGGTTGTGCCTCGTTGTGTTGCTCTAGCAGTGATACGATTTGCCTCTTGTTCACCAATTTTGGTCCTCCATTCTTTGAAGAACTGTGCGTTCTGAAACGATGTGATTGAGGTAACACTTGGAAAGTATTTATCAGTATCAGGTATTTTATAGAAACGAACACCATCTTTATTCACAGGTTGAACTTCAGTTTCTTTGAAGTCTACTTTAACGAAGTCAAACATTATAATCCTAGGTTGTATTTGCTGATGAGATAAGACTTCACAAGACCAGAGCGAACGATATCATTGATATCAAACTCGATACATGCAAACTCTTTCATCTGTTCTAAGATTCTGATGAAGTCTGAGATACCAGACTTATCATTCTCTCGTGTTAGATCAGACTGGGTGATGTCACCACAGAACATGATCTTACTTTCTTCACCAATTCTGGTGATCATTGAATCTAACTCATGAAAGTTTAAGTTAGAAAATTCATCGACAACAACGATAGCATTGTCAAGAGTAACACCACGAATGAAACTAGTGGACCAGAAACTAATAGTCTCTTGTGCACGAAGGTTGTCGTAAAGCATCTCGAATGAATTATCATCAGGCATACTGAACATGTATCGAACCATGTTCTTGTATGGAATCTGATAGAGAGCACTCTTATCCTCATGGTCACCTGGAAGGAAACCAATCTCTCTGGTAGGAACCAAAGACCTTACAATGTATATTTTATCATAAGGTGTGTTTTCGTCAAGTACTTGTTGTAAAGCAAGATACAATGTGATGAAAGTCTTACCTGTACCTGCAGCACCATGGAGTAAAAGATTTTTACCCTCATTGTACTGAGCAAAAGCAGTCTTCTGATTATCAGTCAATGGTTTGATAGGAACCAGATAGGATGCATCAATAGGTTTTTTGCGTTTCATATGCTTCTTAGACATACCATTTGGAAATGTTTTAGGATTGTTAGTTCCTTTTCGTGCTCTTGCCATAATTTAAGTGAATCGACTCAAGTTTGCTCTAGGGTGTGCCTTCTGGACTTTAGACATGACTTCTTTGAAACCATTGTCCATCTTAGGTGTGCCATACATGTGTCCTCCGATACCTGCAGACCAGTCCTTGTCCCAGTCAGGGTTATCCTTTCGCCATTGATCATACTCTTTCATTGACATGGAGAGTTCTTTCTTCTCTTCCGTTTTTTTGTTAATTACAGGATAAGTAGGCATTAGTTCCACTCCATTGCTTCAGAAATTGTAGGAAATTGTTCGACAAAGATACGCTTACAAGCGTCAGCGATATCCATGTGCTCCTGTTGTGTACCATGTCCAGAACGCAATGAGATATAATGCATCCAAGACCGAACACTACCAGACATATAAAGTTTGGTGGGTGTACATAAAGGTAGAATCATTCTAGCACATTCTTTGGCAATACCGTGATTAAGCATTTCCTCATAAAGTGCAAAGGAGTCATCAATAATTTTACGCATCTTTATATCATACTCCTGAATTAAGAATTCGTCAACATCATCGATGCTATTCTGACGATTCTTTGTGTCTTGACGTCTGAGTTTCGGTAAATCAATCTTACCTAGTAGAGAACTATCAGCGTAGCGTTGTGAAAATTCTTGGTATGTAAAACTACGGTGACGCAAAATTTGTGCAGCGATTGCTCTTGTAGTTGATATTTCTAGAGTCATGAACGCCTGTTCAAAGATACTCCAGTGTTGATGTTTAATACAATACTTCAGCAACCCTGATACCTTAGGGTTACTTTGATTGTTAGGGTTGCTCACCCTCGCTACATAACCAATAGTCTTCTCTGCATCGGGAGTGACCGAAATCAAACTTACATTCATCTGGTTTTTTTCTTCTTGGTAGGTTTCTTTGCCTCTGATGGGTCTTGCCACAGTCTAGGATTGATGTTTCCTTTAGTCTGGATAAAAGTTACGAAGTCTTTTTTATAGAGATCATAATAATAATCGAACAACTCCACTCCCTTCTGGGAGATAGTAACGTCGTAACGTTCTTTACCGTCCACCTTATAGGTTACAAGGTAGGCAGTGTAAGGCAACGAAGTGTCGTTTGCCTTTTCTTTATCGCAGTTCTCGTATAGAACTTTCAACTTCGTTTACCCCAATCGATGTTTGGAAATGCTTCTGCAACTGTAGAACGAGTAATCCTTTTGTATTTACTGGTGAGTTTCTTATCCTTTACAAGAACAAGAAGTTCTGCCTCTTCAGCAGATAACCCTTCTAACAGTTGCACAAACATAGACTCCCTCTTAAGACTAGGTAGTTTATCAGCACCACCTTTAACGAACCTATACAAACCTCTGTACTCTTGTTCTAGTCGAGTATGATCAGTTCCTACTGGTGCATCGTTGGGTGTGTATGGTACTTCACCTTCAGGGAGCATAGAAATTACACTGTCGTCAAAGTTCCAGATCAAAAGTGACCTGAGTGCTTGACTATTATGTTTGTTGAGAAGTTTTGCCTTCTCTTCTTTAGTTTTTGCGTTTGAGACTTTTCGTAAAACCTCACTGATTAGCAACCTAGGGTTGCTGTTGTCCATGTTTCGTGTTGCCATAATGATTTTAAAATAATGAAGTCAGTCTTCCTCGTCGTCGTCTAAGTCTTGGATATCCCAAGGTGATGTAGGTCTGACGTAGATAAGTTCATCATGTAAAATGTTACCGTCCTCGTCAAGCATCTCTGGATGTGTAACTGATTTTGCGTAGGCAGCGTTTTCGATGTAGTCTTCAACGTAACCCTTTGCTAACCATGAAACAGTGATTCCTAAGATGAATGCACCGATGGTAACTAAAGTTGCTAGTGCTATTAGCATGGTTTCCTCCTTAGATGAAAGTTATAATAAATGGAAACCAACCTCCTATGTTTGATGTTAATATTATTTAGAAGGTTTCCTGCGCCCTGGTCTACGATCTATTTCATATTGCCAAGCATCTTGTAAGATCTTGTACAGATAATCTTTGATCTTTCTTGCCCTTGGTTTTCCAAGGTGACCATACGCTTCACGGATGAATCGATGTTCTGAATCAGACCCACCCTTAATGTATGCATCCAAATCATAACAGAGTTGTGATAAGGTATCGGCAGATGAGGATTGGATAAACTCAGTTATCTCTCTCCTCTTCACCTTGCGAGACTTTAGATAGTCGTATGCTTTGAAATAAAATTTGTTTTGTTCAAAAGCACAATCAATCGATCGTTCCACAAGTTCATAAAATTCATCCATTATTAGATAAGATTGTTTTCACGGAGGTATTGTACAGTCTCAGTGCAACCACCAAGATTAGTACTATTAAGAACTACCTGAGGAAAGGTAGATCCATTACCGAATTGATTATAGAACGCATCGCGCTCAAAGTCAACCCCCAATCTGTATTCTCTAAAATTATATCCCTTTCCCTCAAGCACCTGTTTAATTTTTGTGCAGTAAGGGCAACCAGTACGAGTGTAAACAGCGAAGTTCATAAACATAAAAAGGAGAATAAAAAAGGGGACCCTTAGATCCCCTAGGTTTAATTTATATAGTGTATCTTAGAAGGTATATTTTGCACCCACTTTTCCAGACATATCAAAGTCAGAATCGTTAGTTACACCGTAGACTTCACCGTAAAGGGAAACCTTCTCGCTGATTCCCTTAGATGCTCCAAGGTATCCTGCAAGTTCAGTGTCACCGAACTCATCAGTTGCTTCAGAATGTCCTACAGTAGGTCCTACAGAAGCGTACCAAGCAAGACCGCCATCGGTCACGGCTTCATATCCAAGTTGGAATTCAACGTTGCCAGAAGTGTATGCACCATCAGGATAAGAACCGTTTGCTTCTACATTAACGTAAGGACCTGCAAACGCAGCACCAGAGAAAAGAAGAGGAGTTGCAGCGAGTGCTGCGATTGTTGATTTGATCATTTTGTTTAAAAGATTTTACTTGCTGATTAAAATTTTGGTCAGCAGATGATAGATGTCTCGACATGACATCGTGTTAGGTGATTGAAGAAGAACCTAGCGCGAGTAATTGAGGCATTCGGAAGTACTTAATCGGGTGGCGTCCCACCTTCACCGAGTATTTATACTAACATGATCCCGAAGTTTTGTCAAGTGTTTTCTGATGACCGTACATTGTGTTTGATCTCTAACATTGTTTCGGCACGTCGCTTCAGGAGTTTTGCGTATAAAACTTCCTCTTTAGTATAGCACGCTTTGTTATTTTTGCGTGCTTTAATAATTTTTTTCGCTGCCTTTATCGTGTCTTTTAATCTCATTTCGGATTTCCTCTAGTTTTTTTCTTGATTCAACTAGCATCTCAGCAACTTTAGTTCTTCCCTCATACCATGCGTCAGGATCAAATTGAATGTCCATATAGTCCATTGGATCCATGATCGCTTCAAACTCTGCGTCTCCATCACCTAGGATCTCTTTGAGTTCCTTGGGTAGATCTTCATTTTTTATCTTTGGTAAGTCCATTAATACCCTCCTTCGGATGCAATTGTAGTGAGTTCATAACCTACAGAATCTCTGGTATTCCAAATAAGATTACCTAAATTGGAAGCAGATCTTGTAGTTAGGTCTAATGATGTTGATGCAAAGAAGTCTACATTAGAACCTGGGGTAATGTCAAGTTTTGCATTACAATCATCATCATCGCGATCCATGAAACACAACTGACTATTATTGTTTTTCAATCTGAACCCACCTGAGTTACTAACAATGACTGCATTGTAAGTACGTCCTCCTTCAAGAACAACTACTTGACTAGTGCTACCTGAAGTCTGACCTGGAGTTTGTCTGAAGTTTACACCCGCTATCCTGTATGTTCCTAGAGCAGTTCCTGCATTGCTTGGGTCATCATCCCATTCAAAGTCGAGAGTAAACTCTCTACTGCCTGTACCTGTAGTTGTTATACCACCACTAGAATTAAAACTTGCACTGACTGTAGAAGACCCTGCTAGTTTCATTGTATATGCAACTCCACCTGGATTTTTAGACCAGACATCAGCGTTGCCTGCAGCAGGTGCTGCGTTTGTTACTGTGACCCCAATAATATGAGGTCCGATGCTTACGTTATTAATATTTATAGTACTACTGCTCGCAAAACCAGACTGAGATCCGATAGCGACTCCATCGAAAGTAAAATCAGCACTGTTATCAGCAGAAACTTCCATCACATAGTTACCTGCCTGCGCGATATTAACCTCTACACTTGCAGTGTGAGACACTCCAGTGAGCGTCTCTACGTTAGATGGGTATACAGCATACTTATTCATCAGAGCGTTCCATGCTTGGTGAGGACCAGACTTGACCCAAGGTGACTGAGGACCACCGTAACAAGATGATCCTCTACAGATTTTTAGATACCATCCACCTGGATTTCTATTCCAGTTGTACGCATTACCAATCGGATAACCATCACCGTCTAGAAAACCTGCAGCAGAGTTTGTACATCTTACTACCAAAGTTAGTGTGCCACCATTGATAGTAAGAGTCTCTGAATAAGGAGTAGTATACGAACCACCTGCGAAGATACCACCAGGTGCATTGTCGAAGTTTGTAAGTGGTGTGGAAGAGTTATTCAAGAAAACTGACATTGTATCATCACTACCACCAGTGATTGTATATGTGTCAGTGGCAGGAATAGGAATCAGATAAGTTACTGTCTGCTGTTGTAATGGTAACGTACATTGTTCTGGGTTAACCCATACAGCATACCTGTTTCCTTCATCACTCCAGTATCCTTGAGTGACAACCGTAGTGGCATCATTACCATCTGCTGCTACAGAGAAAGTAGCATTCGTATCGTTACCACCACTGTCTTTAAATTTAAGTTTGGTGAATGTATCATCACGAGTAGGTGCTTGTGCCCTATCTGTGTATGTGATTGGATATGTACCTGCAGTCATCACCTTAGACCTTCTAACGGTTGCTTCTTCGACATCACCTCCACTACCACCTGCACGATATCCAATCCTTGCAATAGCAATACTATCAAAACAGTTTGGATCATTAGTTGTAATAGAATCCATGGTGATATTACCAACTCTAAAATTTCCATTACAATCATCGTCATCACCGTCCATCAAACAAACAACTCTACCATTATCAACTAAACGATATCCTCCAGTATTGTCGTTGTAAGTTACGTTAATAGTTTGTCCTGCAGAGATTGATATATTTTTTGATTGACTCCCTTTCTCACCACTCTGTGTAAAAGTTTGTCCTCCAACTTCGATTGTTGATACCGCAGTTCCTGCAGTGTTTGGATTATCATTCCAATCAAAGTCCAGTTGGAGTGTACCAGATCCTTGTCCAGTAATCTCAAGGTCACCTAATTGGTTAAAGAATGCAGAAAGAGATACGTTATTACTTGTCTTTAATTCACCGCTAGAGTTTGCAATAGTTTGTTTGAACTGTACTGTTGTATTTGAATTTCTAAATGCAACAGGGACACGAACCTCACAATATCTAAACTTAGAGTTACGTTGTTTAAATGTTTTAACACTCTGTCCACTATCTTGCTGTGCTTCTAGATCAACAACGTCGTTTTCAGTTCCATCTGGCCAGACTATTTTCAGTCCTTCACCAGAATTGTTAACTGTTTCTCCACCATTTGTATCATTACCTAAAGTCGCATACACAAAAATATGATTTGCGTTATCTAAATCTAGAGTTAGAGCAGCAGTTCTTGTAGATTGTAGAGAGTTGAATGGAGAAGTTCCTGAAGTTCCAAAAGCAATATATTGATTTCCGATATTGTCATGTTCAGTTGGTTTTCTAAACCCTCCACGCTCTCCTGTGCCATTTCCCCAACTCAGTAGAGAAGTACCAGACAACGTAAGAGATAGATCTTCAACGTTCCTACAATAGTGTTGTACAAATTTAAGACCATTGACCTCAATCTTTCCTAGAGCAGTGTCTTTAGTCTTTGGATTGTCATCCCATTCAAGTTGCAATGCAACTCTACCACTAGTAGCACTACCTGAGACTATAAGATTATCACCTGTAGAATCAAACTGCACAACCATATCATTAGTAACAACCGTTTCTTGAGTCGCACTGGTGACAGGATAAGTTATAGGTGTAGATTTCTGCTTCCTGTACTTTGTTATTGTTGTGCCTGATGGTGTGTAATACTTAATAGGTTTGATATTAATTTCTGGATCCCAAGCAATACATGAGTCTGCTGCTAATCTTGGTACAAAGAACGTGGGATCAAAGTTAAAGTTTGGATTTGGAAAGACTCCTGCACAACCTTCCTTAGGAGGATTTTGTCCAGTACAATCCCAAGTGACTGGTAAATCATAAACATACTCACAGTCATGGAAAGATCCATCTGGTCTTACTTTACATCTCTGTTCTATAAACCTTGGTAATCCTGGGAAGAACTGGCGAATAGGAGGACCTTCAGGCGGGTCGTCTCTAGGGTCACCAATAACTACGATCGAAGGATCCTCTGGCGGTTCAATACCCCCTGGTCTTTTATATTCAGTTGTGCTTGGAGGAAGAATTACATCACAAATCGGACCAAAACTTCCTTCTGGATAATAGAATGCCATAAAAAAAGAGGGGGTTGTGTCCCCCTCTATTTAGTTCCATCTCGAACGAAACTATTTATTAACCAATTGAAGGTGCAGTTAGAGCAACCTGAGATGTCTCAGCAGCAGCAAGGTCAAGTGGGAAGTTGTGAGCATTACGCTCGTGCATAACTTCCATACCAAGTCCTGCTCTGTTAAGGATATCTGCCCAAGTAGGAATCACTTTACCACCTGCGTCAACGACGGATTGGTTGAAGTTGAAACCGTTAAGGTTGAATGCCATAGTTGACACACCCATTGCAGTGAACCAGATGCAGACCACAGGGAATGCAGCAAGGAAGAAGTGAAGTGAACGTGAGTTGTTGAAAGATGCATACTGGAAGATCAAGCGACCAAAGTATCCATGAGCAGCAACAATGTTGTAAGTCTCTTCTTCTTGTCCGAACTTATAACCGTAGTTCTGTGACTCTTGCTCAGTAGTTTCTCTGATAAGAGAAGAAGTAACAAGAGAACCGTGCATAGCACTAAAGAGTGAACCACCGAATACACCTGCGACTCCAATCATATGGAAGGGGTGCATTAGGATGTTGTGCTCTGCTTGGAACACGAACATGTAGTTAAAAGTACCAGAAATACCAAGAGGCATTGCGTCAGAGAAAGAACCTTGACCGAAAGGATAGACCAAGAACACAGCGAACGCTGCAGATACTGGTGCAGAGTATGCAACACAGATCCAAGGACGCATACCTAAGCGGTAAGAAAGTTCCCACTGACGACCACAGTATGCTGTGATTCCGATAAGGAAGTGGAAGACTACAAGTTGGAAAGGTCCACCATTATACAACCACTCATCAAGAGTTGCTGCTTCCCAGATGGGATAGAAGTGAAGACCAATAGCATTTGAACTAGGAACGACAGCACCAGAGATGATGTTGTTACCATAGAGAAGTGAACCTGCAACAGGTTCTCTGATACCATCGATATCAACTGGAGGTGCTGCAATGAATGCAATGATGAAGCAAGTTGCTGCTGCGAGCAAGCAAGGGATCATCAAGACACCGAACCAACCGACATAGATGCGATTGTCAACTGAGGTGACCCAGTTACACAGTTCGTCCCATCCTGAGAGGAGACCACCGCGTTGTTTTGAACGTGAAAGAGTTGTCATTTGAAAAAGGGTTAGTAAAAGTGCAGGGAAACACTGATAAAATATTCCTTCGCCACCCTCAGGCGGAGGTATGAGAGACTCGTTTAGGCACCCTATAGGTCTCGGTTTGCGGAGTGCACATAGAAAAGGTGAGGATTCCCTCACCCAGTTGATTTATTTAGTATAGCAGAGATGCTAAGTTTTGTAAAGTACTTAAAGATGAGTATTTATACTCAAACTCCAGTCATTACTGCTTGGGGTAGAAACCCTGTAATCGTAGACAGCACCAGTGATGCGAAGAAAACGTATGGTACTACCTTTAGGGGGACTGGTTTCATTATACCCACCCCATGTTCCCTGCAGTAATCCCCACTGCTACAAAGAATGCGAACTCTAGAATACCATGCATTGATGGGGGGATAGAGTTTAAAGATGATTTGAAATTGGTCATTTTACCTTGTGCTCCTCAGGTGTAATTAAGAATTTTGTGCGTAGGCAGGCATCATTACCCCACCTTCTGGATCGTCGTCATCGTCATCACCATCCAGTGCCCTTAGAAAGAGTTCTAACCCTATCAAGACACCGAATGGATATAGACACCACAGTATTGCTTGCCCATAACTAATTGAACCGACAGTACTTAAACTGTCCATTAAAACATGCCGAAGAACATGTGTCCTGTTAATGCATCAGAGATACCTGCTGCGAATAGACCAACCATTGCTGCTCTACCGTTCCAAGTTTCTGCCCAGATCTTCTGGGGTTCTACTCTGCTGTTCTTCTCGAACAGATTGTTTACTGATTTTTCTTTATCGAATTGCTTCATCAAAAGATACCAGGGATTACTTGTCCTGTAGTTGCGTAAGCACCAACTGCTGCTACGAAACCTAGCATGGCGCACCAACCGTTAAATCTTTCTGCTTCTGGAGTCATTGTTTTTTTCCTGTGTGAGTTTGTTTACATTTGGTGTGACAGTTATGTCACAGTGTCTTAGAACCCTGCGAGTCCAAAGAAAAAGAAGTTTCCTGTGGTAACATACGAAATAACTCCTGCTACTAATCCAAGCATTGCTAGACGTCCATTGAGTTTTTCAGCATTTCTACCGTACCCTTCATAGGATTCGTCATAGGTCATACGAGGTTCGATGCCAAAGACGTTTTGTCTGCCACCTGATTCAGTTGTTGTAGTCATTTGTTGCTTTGTTAAGAAACGTTACATTATTATATAGCAAAGATTAAGTTTTGTCAACATCTATTATTAGGTTACCTGATATGGAAATCCTGACGTCTTCGGTCTGCTTAGGGTACACTGTATGGATGAGGTTAGCAGGGAAAATCAAGGCGTGGCCTACAGAGTCCTCGTTTATGTACACTGGATTTCCTGTTTCATTCCAAATAAAATAGAAAGGAGCGTCATCATTAGTAGTTCTTATATAACAGGTAAAGGAATATAATGAGTACTGGTGCATATGGGGTTGGTGCTGATCACCCTTGTGCATCTCGTTTGCCCACATCTTTACTATACGCATCTTATCCTTAGTGTTTCCAAAGATACCACCGACGTCCTTGTGTAAATCGAACATCTCATCGACAGTATCAATCATCCACTTCTCAAAGAGAGGTGGTATTGCCATAGCATATTCTCTCTTGATAGATACGTTATCTTCATCACCAAGAGGAACCTTTTCTTCTAGTGCTTTCATAGCATATGCTTCCAACTCCTCGAAGGGTTGAACGTATGCCACCATGAGTTTGTTAGGTACTAACCATTCCATAATATTAAAAAAAAGAAGGGGTGTCGCCACCCCCCTGTAGTCTGGACGTCAGGTAATCAAAGATATGTGATTCCTGTCGCGCTTATATGCCATCGAGTTTATGAGATCTATTGGCGGAAGATCAGGAGAAGGTGACGACATCCTTCATATCAGACGTGAAAGAGATTGACTCTGCTGCCACGTTTGATCCAGACGAGATATTTATATTGTAATCTGGATCGTAAGATTCAGATACAGTAGGGAAAGTACTTGGGGTTGTGTAGAATTCACCCCCAAGTGGACGGTATGCTTGGGAAGACTTTGCAGACTCAGGTTGGAGTTGTGAAGCAATAGACTTCATACCCTGATAGTGCCTCCAAAGTTCTCCCTGTAGATTGCTATCTACTTCATCATCGAGTGCTTGCTTGACAGCATCTCTCAACGCTTGTGTTGCCAAATTGTACATGTTCATAGTTTAATGAATTAAATGTGCGGATCGTAATAACGTATAAGAAATGCAGTTGCTGCGATGAGCACTACAACAATAATAAAAGTAATCATGTGTACTTGCGGTATGCTTGCACCTCAGGATCAGGATCTAACCATTTTGTGTATTCAAAATCTTCAATCACATAATCCAGTTGCACAGAGTTGTCTAGGAGATACATGTCCCTGTACCTTTGGGTCCACTCATGAAACTTTTGAATACGATAGTCGGGAAACCCGTTGTCGAGTGTCCCAACTTCAACATAGCGATAAGGATATCGCTCCAAAATGATGTTAGTCTTGGTCATAATAATAAAGGTCGGATTCAAGTTTAGCAAGTAGGATGTCATAATCCTCGTCTACATTACCATAGAAGTCAACTCCTCTGTCCTCATAGTGTTTCATTAATTGATTATGAATGATAGGATAATCAGAGTCGAGCATGATCTGCCTGTCAACCGCTGCCTCAAGGGTAGGGAGACACGACGAGAACCGTTGTGCTGTAGTCATATGAAGTACCTTTCTAATGGACCGTTAATGCCCCTGTGAAGGGCAACGGGTCAGGCAGGATTTGAACCTGCGACCGACTGCTTAGAAGGCAGTTGCACTATCCGCTGTGCTACTGACCCAAAAGAATTTTGGAGGCAGTTTTGATATTCAGATTCAACTTTTCAGCGTCCTCTTCGTAACCTAAGTCAACGAGAGTATGCAACTTATCGATCTGGACGTCGAGGTAATCCTCTTCAACGTCAGCGTCTAGGAAATCAATCCAACTCATGTAAGTTGTCTCTGAACTACCTCAGTAGTATAACCGATTCGCTAGTGTCTGTCAAGTATTAAAATAGTCTTTACGCATGTACCGTCCGAGGATGTTTGAGTTGTAGTATGCAGGGGTTCCATCGTCCATTGCCTCCGTGAGTACATTGTTGAGAAATAACTGTTTGGTCTCAGTAAAGTTTACCAGACCTTTCGTATTATGTATGCTGATTATGAAGCGATTAAACGCTTCATCACCATACTTCTTTTTATCTTCAAGTAGTTCTTTTGAACTTCCATAATATTTTTTCCAATCTGATTCTGATTTTACTTTTCTTTTTTTACCCTTGGGTGTTCGGAATTGGTAGAAGTATTTTCTACCGATATAGCGTTTACCATTAACTGTATTGTGTATAGAGTAAACAAACCCGAAAGACTCGCCAATGTCACTAGAAGTAAAGATAGTCCCATTGTAAACCCAAGGATTTTTGTAATCATCAGTCGCAGATTCCGTCGTCGTCGTTAACGTCAAGATATGTAGTGTGCTTATCTGTATCACTACTTATACGGTAAGCAGCAGCGTCAGAATAAACTTCAGACTTCAACTCTGCTAGTGCTATCTCAATGTCGTGAATGAGTGTTTTTAAGTTTTTCTTTTTCATTAATCACCATACTCCTGTGCTAGTTCTAACATTTTGTTGAGCATGTGATGTGCTCCCTCAGACCATTCTTCTGTCTGTTCTTCATAGTAACCATTGTAAAGATTCTTTTTGTGATTGTAGATTCTTGCGAGTAGATCTCTTTTAGTCATAATTGTTCCTCCACTTGATTGCGGTAAGCGTCTAAAGTCTGCGTCAGTCTGTTGGCAATTCACTTTTGTTTTCCTAATTCGTCTTGTAGGTTCTTCCAGTCTCTATCAAAAGTCTCCAGACCTTTATCTGTTAAGACGTGAGAGTACATCCCTGCAAATACTTTACCTGGGATAGTACAGATATCAGCACCCACTTTAAATGCTTGGGCAACCTGATACACCTCTCTGATAGATGCTGCTAAAACTTCAGTCTTTGAATTATGAGTCGCGAATACATCTGCGATCTCTTCGATGACTCCAATGCCATCAAACGACTGGTCAAATACTCTGCCTACAAAAGGAGACACATATGTTGCTCCTGCTTTACTTGCTAAGATTGCTTGGCAAGTGTCGAATACTAATGTAACATTCACCGCTACATCATCATCGGTTAAATCTTTACATGCTTTTAAACCCTGAGGTGTGCATGGAACCTTGATAGTAATATTTGGTCCAATGTTAATCAAGGGTTCTGCTTGATCTAACATTTCTTGTGCTGTGTCACCGACTACCTCTGCAGAGATCGAAGCATGGAATGGAAAGATATCTGAGATCTTTTTGTATACTTCCATGGGTTCTTCACCTGCCTTCAGCATGAGTGATGGGTTCGTTGTGACACCATCAATCAATCCTGTTGCATAATAGGTTTTGATTAACTCAGCATCAGAACAGTCCAGAAAAAGTTTCATGACTCTCCTTACTTATGTTTCACTTATTTATTGTACAACAAAAGACCCTAGGTGTCAATACCCAGGGTCTCTGTGTCGATCTCCAGATCAACTATTTAATCTTCCAGTTAGGTGATACGACAAATGGATTTAAAGTAACCCACTTGGCGTAGTGTATTCCACGGTAACATAACAGGGCAAAGACCTGTTCAGGGTCATGTATGTCTTCATCATATTCTGGAAGATTGTAATCCCAGTTACGGGAATCAAACTCCAGACTGATTTTCATTGCCTCAGTGTCCTGTTCTAAACAGTAACTGAACCTCACCATAGATAAGTGCTAAGAAAACCACCATGGCGATACTAATTTGAAGTACTTCCATAGTTCTAACCTCACTTATAGTTTTTTACAAGTTTGATGCCACGATACATAAGATCGTGATTTCTCTCTTGTGCTGCTTCTGCGAGTACTTTTGCCTTGTACTCATCTGGGTTGTAAGAAACCCCACGGTAAACGACTTTTGCCATTTGTTTTACTCCTAAAGTTAAGTGACTTGTTTAAGGTCCGTTCCTTTAGTCGTTTGCGTCCCAGTCGCACTTTAGTCCTAATACTGTTACCCAGTGTTCCCTATAAACTTCAATAATTTCCTGCTTTGCAACAGGATTAAGTTGTTCATGGTTCCTGACTCGATCCATCTTTGCAGATATTTCGGCACAGGTCATACTTGCTGCGAGTAGTAGTCCGTATAAGTGTATCATGAGATGAACGCTCCGTTCCGCGACCTACTTGCGTCACCCGAAGGTGATGAACGTAGATGGTAGCAGCGGATACATAATGTATTCTTTGCTACATTTATATTTATACCACAGTTTCCTGACATTTGTAGTTCACCCTGTTACATTTTAACACATTTTATTGTTTTCTTTATCATTTCTTAATGATTCCTTCCTTGCAGCAGTCCAGAGCATGTCTGTCACGTCTGGACCAATCTCATTTCCCTTATCTAAAAGGTCATCATAAACTGAATCCTGCGAAGGCATCTGCTTTGAGGTCTTGTTTGATTCCTCCAACGACATAACTTTCAATCTCCGTTTCTTGTGGTGCGTTTTGTAGTCCTCTAGAACTCAACCAGTGCTGAGTCCAAGGGAGAGGATTGTTTCTAGCAACTTGATCAAATACAGGATCTAATCCAATTGCTTTCATTCTTTTGTTAGCAATCCATTCAACATACTGATGAAGTAGTTTTTCATTTAGACCGATCATACTACCTTCTTTAAAGAGGTAGTTTGCCCATGCCTTCTCTTCATCAACAGTCTTCATAAACATGTGCTGCACATTATCCTTCTCCTCAGTAGCAATCTCTTGCATCTCAGGATCATCTCCTTCTGCCCACTTCTTCAAGATATTCTGCGTGATAACCAAGTGTTGACTTTCATCTCTAGCAATAAGAGAGAGTATCTTTGCCGAACCCTCCATAAGTTTATTTTCGCCAAAAGCAAACGAGCACGCAAACGACACATAGAAACGGATTCCTTCGAGGATGTTGACGTTGGCGATTGCTCTGTAGAGTTTTCTCTTAAGTTCTTTTCTGTCATAGAGTCCCGTTGTGTGTCCGTCTCTTGCTAGATCCCACATTGAACCAGTGTCATAGTCATGTGCATGTTCAATGAAATCATCGTAGGATGATGTGACACTACTAGCACGAGACATAACATTCTCATCATCCAAGATAGTATCGAATACATCTCCAGGATTAGAATATACATTCTTAATGATGTATGTATAGGAACGACTATGAATCATTTCCATAAATTCCCATACAGTCATACATGCTTCCAACTCAGGAAGAGAACAATAAGGAATGAATGCCATCCCAGGTCCTCTACCCTGTACAGAATCAAGCATGATCTGATACTTCAAGTTAGAAGTAAAGATGTGCTTCTGCTCTGGTGTCAAAGTTTGATAGTCGGAACGATCCTTCTGTAATGATACTTCTTCTGGTCTCCAGAAGTATCCAAGTTGTTGCTGAGTAAGTTTGTCAAAGACAGGATACTTATACTCATCGTATCTCTGGACACCCAAAGGTTGTCCAAAGAACATTGGTTGTTTCTTTGTGTCTACTTGATTCTTGTTAAATACGGTCATTCCTTTAGTTTCAAACTTTGCAACTGTCACAATCTTCCTCCTCGGTAGTTAGTATTTCATTGATCAACTGGTCTACATTATTAGAAGGTTCGTCACCATCTTTTTTAACGTCGTAGGTGTTCTGATAATACGACGTCTTCCAACCATACTTGTAGGTTGTTAGAAGATCATTTGCCATCACTGAGACAGGTACCTCATTGTCAGGATAGTTCTCTGGATTATAACTCCAGTTACCTGAGATTGCTTGATCAAAGAATTTCTGCATAAGGGCAGTTACTTTGATGTAACCGTCATTATTATGCATATCCCATAGGAGGGTATAGTTATTCTTTAATGTAGTATATGATGGAACAATCTGCTTAAGGGGTCCTTTCTTTGACTTTTTAACGGACAGGTAGTCTCTAGGTGGTTCGATTCCATTGGTTGCATTTGACACAACGGAACTGCTCTCCGAAGGCATCTGTGCGGACAACGTGCTGTGCCGTAATCCGTACTCAACAATCCGTCCCCTGAGATACTCCCAATCACATGAAAGGTCATTTGGTACAATTTCATCCACGTCCTGTTTATATGTATCGATAGGAAGAATTCCATCAGCGTACTTTGTTTTACCAAAATAACCGCAAGGACCCTTCTCCATGGCGAGACGATTTGACGTCGTTAGAAGGGCATACTGGAACCTCTCAGACAGTTTATGAACGAGGTCGAATGCCTTCTGTGAATCATACTTTGCACCATTCTTTGCAAGGTAATGTGCTAGACCAATATAACCGATTCCTAATGATCTTCGGTTAAGCGTACTTTGCTTTGCAGCAACTACAGGATAGTTCTGATAATCAATCAAAGCATCTAATCCTCTGACTGCTAGGTCACATAACTCATCGAGTTCTTCTAACTTGTTGATCTTACCAACGTTGATAGCAGAGAGGATGCACAAAGCAATCTCACCATTACCATCAATGTGTTGGATAGGATCTGTAGGTAGAGTGATCTCCTGACAAAGGTTAGACATGTTCACCTTGTCTTTAAAAGAAGAGTGAGTGTTACAGTGGTCGATGTTCATCAGATAGATACGACCAGTCTCTGCTCTCTCCTTCAGGATGTCCATAAAGAGTTTTTGAGCACCGATAGTCGTTCTTGGAATAGACTTATCTGATTCATAGTCCACATAGCAAGCGTCAAATGCATCAGTACCAAAAGCATCATACAAACCTGGTACGTCATGCGGTGAGAATAAACTAATCTCTGCATTCTGGATGAAACGTTCATAGAACAATTTAGATAATTGAATAGAATAATCTAATTTCCTGACTCGGTTGTCTTCTGTCCCTTTGTTATTCTTGAGAACAATAATGTCCTCTATTTCTTGGTGCCAAATGGGGAAGTGGACCGTCGCGCTTCCACCTCTAATGCCATTTTGAGTGCAACATCTGACAGTGCTTTCAAACTTCTTGAGGAATGGTACAACACCTGTGTGTTGAACTTCTCCGCTACGGATTTTACTGTTGATCCCACGGATTCTGCCTGCGTTGATGCCGATACCCGCACGTTGTGCAACATATTTACCAATCGCCATGTCACTGCTAAAGATAGAATCGAGGGTGTCATCAACATCAACAAGAACACAACTAGCAAATTGTCTAATAGGTGTTCTGACCCCTGCCATGATTGGCGTTGGGATGTTGAGTTTGTGTTTTGAGATTGCGTCATAGTATTTTTTAACGTACTCCAATCGATAGAACTTATCATCATCTTGGAAGAGAGTCGCAGCAACCATGATGTACATGAACTGGGGTGTTTCATACACCTCTCCAGTACTACGACATTGTACAAGGTATTTATCAGAGACCTGACGCATACCTGCATATGTGAACAAGTAATCACGATCATGATCTAGATAACCATCTAGAACATTGAACTCTTCTTCTGTATACTTGCTCAAGATACCTGCATCGTATACACCCTGATCAATGCATTTTTTCACATGCTGATATAGATTAGGGCGACGGTCTGGATGCTCACCGTATACTTGTTTTCTAAGACTAAACAGTAGCAGTCTTGCTGCCACATATTGATAGTTTGGTGCGTCTAAAGAGATCAGATCATTCGCAGAACGAATAAGAATCTCTTGGATGTCAGAAGTCTTAATGCCATCAAAGATTTGAAGTGAGGAATTCATCTCAACTGCCGACTCGGATACACCTGCGAGACCTTCGCAAGCGAGTTCGACCATTTTATGAATCTTATCAAGATCAAGAGGTGTCTTAGCACCATCTCTTTTGATTACATTAGTTTCTGTTGGTGGTGTCATACCTTTTTCCATTCACTGAGTTTAACGTGTGCTTCTAGTCCACTGTAAGTATTGAATTCTACCAGAGATTGAACGTCATGTCCACTACTTGCCATATCATTAAGGTCTTTTTCAACCAAATGTGATGGGAAGATAACAATTTCGTATCCCCTATCAATAGCACTTGACATGCGTTTGATAATCTCTGGATTTCTTTGTTCATTGTCAAAGACGAACACTGCTTCTCTATCTTTCAATAGAGACCAGTCGATGTCTGCTCCTGCCATTGCAATAGCATTGTCGATAAACAGACTATCTAACGGTCCTTCTGTGATGTAAACAGTTTTATTAAAATCTACTCGATCTAAACCATAAACTTTGGTTCTATTATCATCAAGCATGACCGTTATGTAACGTAGTTTATCTGAAGGATTTAACGATCGTCCTTGAAACCCAAACCATTCTCCCTGCGTGTCAATGAAAGGTATGATAACTCTGGGGTGATCTTTATTGACATCTGTGAAAGTAGGTTTTTGGGTATTGACCCATGTACAAAAGGAGTCCACATAGTATAAATCAGAGAAGAACTTCTCTGGAATACCACGACCTTTTAGATATCCTTTTGCGGGGTGCTCATTATTTAGATCGGCAACAGACTCTAGGTTTCCCTTTTTCTTGAACTTAGGTTTTTTAATTTCAAACTTAGGGGAAGCAACGTTTCTACCCTTTCCTGTAAGTCCACTCTTGTACCTCTCCATGACATATTCGTCGTAGAGATCGTTCGCTTGATCCTTCAAAAAATTACCAAAGGACCTGCCTACACCACAGTTGTGGCATTTATAAACAAGTCCTGAATTTTTAGTAAAGAAGTACCCTCGTGCCTTGTTGAGATGCTTCTGTGAGTCACCGCAATAAGGACAACGGAAGTTGTATGTACCGTCCTTTACCTTTTTAAATTTGTCTAAGCGTGCCGATACAAGATTGGCATAGTGATAATCTATCACTTAGGAAAGTTCTATTGCTTTTCTATAATACTACTGTTTGATGTGTTTGTCAACCCTGATGGTTGTCCGATGAATTTTTGTCCGATTGGACTAACCAAGAAAGATATAATAGACAGAGCACCAAAAATAGACCACATTTTCTTTTCCATGAGTCTAAGACGCTCATCGATTTTTCTGATGTCACGTTCGCACCCCTTTTTGATCTCTGTTGTTTCTCTGTTAAGATCTGTAGATAATCTGTCTATCTTTTCAAATAAAACACGGTCAATCTGATCTTGATTTTCTAACTTCTCATTATGAACCGCAAGAAGTTGTCCCATCTTTACAGAATTTTCCTGTAAAGAATCAACTACCCTTTCGAGTCTCTCTAGTATTGCTGTATTAATGTCTGACATTACCTCGTGGCGTCTTGTTCTGCTCCTGCCCTTGCTTGTTTCTTAAGTTGTGCGGTCTTCATCTGAAGTTGTTTTGCCAATTCTTGTTTCTTCAGCATCACTTTCTTCTTTTCTATAGCAATCTTCATCTGTGTTTGTTGTTGTTTCATTGCAGGGTCTGCATTCTCAGCAACATTTTTCATATGCTTCATCCGCTTATCCATAAAAAACTTCGCAGCGTTAGCAGGAAGGATTCTTTCTATACTAATGTCTCCTCTATACTGAGGCATCACTGTTAATCTAAGTTTCATCTTGAGTTCAGCAGGACTATTAGCGTAGATAATAGTATCACCGATCCCAGGAACGTTTACTTTGTATTGAAATAGTCTAGATGGTTGTGTTGGATTTTCTTTAGATTCTTTTACTTTTAATTTTTTTCTTTTCTGTACCTTTTTCTTAAAATTTAGAACTGGATCATAACCCGCATTCGGACCTGTCGCAGCAGCACTGCCACTGAAACCTCCTGTACCTGCTGTCATCATTTCTTCGTTCATTAGATCTTGTCCAATTCTGCTTTAAGTGTAGGATCTACGTCAAGATTTGGCATCATCCCTATAGGATATTTATTCAAATAAAGAAGTAGAGTCTTGAGCAAACACCAATATTCCCTTTCAAATTTAAAAAAGAGCAGGGGTGTTGCTGCTTCGCCAAATACATTATAAAGTATGATGAGGTGATTCAAGATCAAAGGGATCCTTAGTGGACCCCCTCTCAAGTATCTTTTCAATAACCGTTTCAAGTATTTGAAACGTTTTATATCTTCATCAAAATCCTCTCGTGTAACACAGTGGGGATTTTCATAATGTTTGATGGCGAAAAGAATGTAGTTAGACTCATTCAATTCGTCAAATTTCATTTAGTTATTAACTGCTGAAGGTTAGTGTTGCTGCACCGTTTGAGATAATCTCTTCTGTACCACCTGCTGAGTTGATCTTCACTCTGTACTTGTAACCATCAAGAGTGTCTCCACCCAATGCTGAGTATGCAAGTGTTGCAGTTGTGAAGTCTGCGTATGTGATACCAGTGTCAAGTCCACCTGCTCCACCAACAATGTCAACCCAACGAGTAGTAGCATTTGCTGTCTGTCTCTGCCATTTGTATGTAAGAGTTCCAGGTGTTCCAGTTGTACTGGTGCTGACTGCGAATGTACCTGCTCCAGAGGAGGAAGTAGAGTTTGCAGGTTGAGAACTGATAGTAACTGCGGATGCTGCGTCTGCTACAACTGTATCGTCTGTGTCGTCACCAGATGCTCCTGCTGCAGAATGAATAACTGCTAGACACTCAGACTTATGTCTGGTGTTACCATTGTGATCGGTGAAGGTACGATACTGCCACCATCCTGGTCCAGTGATTCCTCTTGATTTATTTTCTGCAAGTGCTGCTTCAGTAGTGTCAACGAAGACCAACTCATAAGAGTTAGTGTCGCCACCTTTGATAACAAATTCTGCTACTGCACGAGGAGGTGTTCTTCGTACTGCGTTTGCTGCAGTAATTGTTGCAGTGCTTCCTGCGTATGTAGTGTGTAATTCTAATGCAGTTGCACTAGTTCTTTGTTTGACGATATATGCAACGCCACCGAGTTCCAATACATCACCTACTTCAACCAAATTGTCGGAGGCGTCTGTAAAGTCTCCCGAAGTTGTGACAGTAGCATCAGCGTTGGTAACTCCAACGTTGGTGCCCATTGCCTTGGCGTCAAGTATTCCGTAGATTGCCATGGTACTCCAGTAAAGATCTTTCCTATTCTTTATTTAGGTGTTTATCAACCTCTAGTGACTAGAGACTCTTTTACTTTTTCAAAAAGTTTGTCGTCTGCATCAGTTTTAGTCAGTTTAACTGCCTTGCCAATGATGAGTAAACAGATGTCGATAAGTTTTTCGCCAAGTTCTGCATCATCAGGAATCTTAGCGACTGCTGAATCAACTACTTTATAAGCGAGGGGTAATAGAAAACCTAACATGATTTAATTTTTAGAAACTACAATATATAGGCTTCTAATCGTAGGTCTTCTTACCGTCCTTCATATACCCCGAACCCTTCTTATCGTAGAATCTTACACCCTTCTTTCTAGTGACAGAATATAAGTTATCTTTCTTGTCTTTCATATTTTTTAGAACCTCTTTGTATGATTTACCATATTTCATACGAGCGTCACGTTCTTTGTGCTCTCTATCTTGTTTAAGATGTGTTAGTTCTTCTTTGCGTAACATACCATCTCCTCCTACAGTCATACCTTTAGGCATGGGTTTACACTTTTTATCATCAAAACAATAATACTGCCCCTGAGGGCAGTTATTGGTTAAGTCAACCTTCAAGATCCGAGTCCCCTACCTTTATCGTAGTTGTCCTTACCACCATAGCGTGCCATGGTGTTAGTGTAAGACTTGACGTCCTTGAAACCTCTCTTCTTTGCATCAGATGCTGTTTGCTTTTTCTGATCTGCTGCTTTCTGGTACTTACCAGTACCTGCAGTAGACTTAGCACCCTTTACTTTTTTATCTTGTTTGCTGCCACCTTGACCGATGATTGCACCCTTACCATATTGTTTGGCAATCTGTGCTTTTACTACGTCCATGGCAGAAGGTTTTGCTCCTGGGACAGGTTTTTTAGTACCGCCCTTGTCGTAACCTTTCTCCTTCTTTAATCTAGTCGCCTCATTAAATTCACTGAATCGTATAAGTGAAGTTTCTGGATCGCGCTCTTCTTGATTGCTTTCTTCTGAAACTTCTTCTTGACTGTCATAAGCGTCGGTTGTTTGTGTAGGTGTTTTATTTAGGGGGTTTACTTCTTCAGTACTGATATCAGGACCGTCGTTTACTTCCTCCCCTTTACGTTTTGCCTCACATTTTTTACAATCACAGTCCTCACCATGATTCATACCCTTGACCTCCATCATATCCTTTTTCTTAGGATTGACGAGGATCTTAGATTTCTTTTCCGCAAGTTCTTTGAAACTTAACATAGATCACATACCTTGCTGACGCATGAACTCTTTGAATGCAGGAGAGTTAATTCCTCTCTTAGGATCTGCCATTCTCTTCTGTTTAGCACTTCTCTTGTCACTCTTCTCTTGGTCCCTCTCATACTTCTCAGGATTTCTCATTGCACGATAGTTCTCTGCAATAACATTTTCGATCTCAAAGAGTTGGAACAGACCTGACTCATATAGATGAGAGATAGTTTCATAGTCTTCACCAAGTCTCTTAGCAAGTTTGTCACTACCTTTAGATACTAATCTAGAAGTTTTACCAACTGCTTTCTTAAGACCCTTCTTAAGGAGTCTACCTACAGACCTGAGTGCACCACCTGCTGCCCTTCTAGTTTCACCACTGCTGCTGCTACCAGATGAACTACCACCTGAAGAACTGCTGCTGCTATCTGAAGAACTGCTGCTGCTACCAGTGTCAGACTTCTTACCTCTGACACTAGAGATAAGTTTATCTAACTTACCACCAGTACCATCATTGTCAGATGAAGACGACTTAGCAGGAGTTTTTTCCATCGATGCACGCTTTGCTTTGATGCGTGCTGCTTGGAATTCACCAACTGCTTTACCTGTATTCTTAGCGACAGACTTACCTGCTGCCTTAACACCTTTCTTGAGCATACCGCCTGCTTTCTTTGCAGCACTCTTTACTCGATCCATCTTGGAAGGTTTTAACTTGAGTTCAAGTTGCTTATACTTCTCTTCAGATAGAACCTCAACTTCCTCAAGTGCTTCACAGATTTCCAGAAGATCCTGATCGTCCTCTGCTAGTTCACAGATAGACTCAAGCATGAAGTCTACGAGTTCTTCATCAGTTACACTATCAAACTCTTCAAAGTTTTCATACAGATCAAATAGTTCTTCTTCAGAGAAAGCAAATGCTTCTTTCTTTAATGCTGCCTTGCGTCCCGAAGGATCCTTGATAGCAATCCTGCGTTGCATCTGCTTATTGGTTTCTTTCTCGTCACCAGCAATTGCTGCTCTTTGCTCTTTACCATATGCGTTATTTGCCTGTCGTGCCATCTTCTCTTTAGGAAGTGGTTTGTAACCTTCTTCTACTTCATTTTCTTCTTTCTTCATCTTTGCCTTAGTCTTAGCAAGAATGCGATCCTTTGCTTCGGATGCTGCCTTGTTAGGACCATCATATGCCATGGCACCTTTCTGCATTCTTGGTGCTCGGATCTTATCCTTACCGTCACCTTTGTAGATACCGTATGCACTACCTTCTTCCACTTCCTCTACTTCTTCTTTCTTGTAGAGTGCACTTGCTTCCTTATGCTTACCTGCATTGGTCAATGCCTTGATCTTATCCATCCTGGCACGTTTTTCCTTCTGCATAGCAGTAGGTTTGCCTTCTTTATAATACTTACCAGTACCAGACTCAGGAGTTGCTTTCTTAGCACCACCATAGACTGCTTCTTCTACAGAACTGGGTGTAGTTTCTTCGTGCTCAATGACGTTACCATCTTCATCTTTCTGATGATGTTCGTTCTTGAGTTTATTTGCAATAGTTTTTCTGCGGTTAGCAAGATAAGAATCTGTTTTATCTTTTTTGCCATCATTATTGATGTCACCATCCTCTTTCCCGACTGGATCGAGTTTCTTTGCTTTCTCCTGCACCTCTTGATAGGCAGCAGACATATCAGGTAGTTCTTTAAAATTCATCTTATTTGGTAACCTTATCCTTTTTATTTATCTTGTTAATAAACTCACCAGGGGTAAGTTTTCGCATATAGTTAGCGAGTTTATCAGTTCCCATCTCACCCGCAGGTTTGAAATTAAAGAACTTAATGTCATTTCGTTCCATCAGATTCATCAACCAAGTACGAAATAGATGATCATGCTCATCAATAGAGATGACGTAATTGCTACCCCTACTAACAATCTTAGAAACGATCCCTGTGTTAAGGTTTTCAACGAATGTGCCCTCTTTAAATAATTCACCTGAGAAGTATGCTTCTCTCAATCCTTGAGAGTCCATCTTAGGTGCGTACTCAAATATATTATAAGAACAATCGCCAAAATCTTGGTCTTCTTCAACCTTCATTGCAGTTCTTAACGTTCCGTAAAGTGACTGAAGATCCTTATCTTTGATACCCTTTGGTATACCTGACTTAAATGAATCGAAGTCACCCTGTACTGCTGCTGCTCTAAGTTTAGATGCTGACATACCTGACACACCTTCACCATCAGGATCACGATCACCTGCTGATGATACTTTAATTTCATCAAAGGTATAAAGGTCACCATTATACTTGTTTGCTAGTGAGTTGAATTCACTGACCCTATCACCACCCACCACAATATTAACTGAACTATACCCGTCAGCATCGAGTCCACTGAGAACATCAAAAATAGTACGCATGTCAGCATTATCAATAATCGCGTTAGAATGATCAGGGTACGCTTGGCGCATATACTTGATTTTAGTCCCCGCATCGAGGGGGTTCTTCTTAGGATCCTCCGACCTTGAGGGGTATATTCTATACTCTCCTCCACTACTTTTTGCCTCTCTTGCTACTTTGTCTAGAAGTTTCTCATGTCCAATAGTAGGTGGATTAAATCTTCCAAATGTAATAGATATTGCACCTTGATCGACCGCACCCTCGCCATCTGCAGTTTCTTCTCCTCCTGCTGATTGTTGGGGTCCTGCGTCATTGTCTTTTGTAATTTTTACTAGTTTACCATCCTTCGACATATGGGTTACGTTGCCATTTTGATCGGCATACCGTCCGTAACCAATATGTTGGAGGTTTAGTTTCTCTGCTGCTTTTGCAGCGAACGATCTCTCTGCTTCAGATAGGAAAGCACTAAACTTTTTCATTCGTCCAATTTTTTTTAAGGGTAAAGTTTGCTTTACTAAAGGTCATTCGGTCTACAAGTTTCACAGGTACTTCGTTTTGTGTAACGAAACCTTCGTGAGCAGTTGGTTGGTCATTCAAATAAGGAGTGACTGTACCACTGACTCGTATATTGCTCATGAGTGACTGTTTCAGTTGGAAGATTTGATCCCACACTCTAAAGGTGTAGATATTCACTTCTTGCTTATATTTATCAGGTAAGGCATTATACATTTCTGCGGAAGGTGGCACCATCTCAAATCGAATCCATAGATTGATGTGCTTGAACATCGCGTCACGAGTCTTCTTATCAGCAGGAACCTTTGCCCTGACTAGATTCTTCATGAATTTGAACCAGTCGAACTTAACCTTTCCTTCACAAACAGCACTTGCTTCATTGTGTCCTAGCATAAAGCAATCAGACTCACCAAAAACATTAACACCAAAACGAGGCGTGGCAGTTGGAGAAACAACATCATAACCAGTGTGAGGGGCAAACACAA